ATGAGTTTACAAACATTAATCATGGACGAGATTAAAACCGCCATGAGAGCAAAAGATACAGTAGCATTAGAAGCTTTAAGAGCAATTAAATCTGAAATGTTATTAGCTGCAACGGCTTCAGGTTCTAAAGAAGAATTAACAGAAGATGACGAAGTTAAATTACTTCAAAGATTGGTTAAAACTCGTAAAGAAAGCGCTAGAATCTTTACAGAACAAAACCGTCCTGATCTTGCTGAACCAGAATTGGCTCAGGTTGCAGTAATTGAGAAGTTTTTACCGGCACAATTAAGTGAAGAAGAAGTAGAAGCAGTAGTAGCAAAAATTATTGCTGAAACTGGAGCTTCTGGAATTGCTTCAATGGGGAAAGTTATGGGATTAGCATCTGCACAATTAGGCGGAACTGCTGAAGGAAAAACAATCTCAGCAATTGTAAAGAAATTATTAGTATAAAAATATTAGATTTTAGAGTTCAGATTTTAGATTTCATTCAATAATCTAAAATCTAAACTCAACAATCTGCAATCAAAAGACCGCGTAGTTCAACTGGATAGAATATCAGATTTCGGCTCTGAGGGTTGGGGGTTCGAACCCCTCCGCGGTCACAAACCCAGGTTTCATATGGCGTGAACATTACACTAATGGTGTGTAATGTTCACGCCATTAGGCATTTTGGGGGTAACCGAAAAAAATATTTTTATGCTAATTTCTACCAGAAAAGATTTTCACTACCCAATAAACTACCCAATGAATTTTAGTGGGGAGTTGACAGCGAAAATTGTAATCAATGATTTCGTTCGCGCAGATGGAACTTCGGCCTTATACCTTCAAGTTTTCGTAAATAGTATTAGAAAAAAAATACCATTACATATTTCAGTCAAACCATCTGAATTTGATAAAAAAAGGCAGAAGGTGAAGACCCAAAATATTTTTCATAAGGATTTCAATTTATTAATTGAAAAAGTTTTTGCGGATATTAATAAGATTGAGATTAGTTACCGATTAGCTAATGAGATGCTAACAATGGAGAAATTTCTTCATGAATATTTAAATCCAACTTCAAGAATTGATTTTATTAAATTTTGGGAACTCGAAATGGAAAATCAAAAATTGATTCGGGATGAAGCTACTGTAAACCAGCAGATGAGTACTTTAAGAAAAGTTAAAAAATATAAAAACTCAATTCTGTTTTATGAAATTAATAAAGATTTTTTTGAGAAAATGATTTTTCACTTTGAAAAGATTGAAAAAAATTCACCTCATACAATTCAAACACTCAAGAAGAATTTTAAAAAGTATCTACACATAGCAAATGATTTAGGGATCAATACTCCTTTAAGATATACTGAAATTAAAACGCCAAAACCCATTTCAAATAGATGTTTTCTGATGCCTGAAGAAATTTTTAAATTAAATGAATATTATAAATCAGCTTTTATTAGCCCAAGCCTTAAAAATATATTAGGGAGATTTTTATTTTCCTGTTTTACAGGACTAAGAATATCTGACATGAATAGAATTTCATTAGAGAATATTGTACAAGATATTTTAATCTTTTTCGCAAAAAAAACAGGCAAACTCCAACGTATTCAATTAAACGATGCAGCTTTAAGTTTTATTGGTTCTGACAAAATATTTAATGGAACTTATTCTGATGCGACAATTAATGAAGAATTAAAAGTTATTGCAAAAACTTGCGGAATTAAAAAGAGAATAACGTTTCATGTTTCGCGACATACTTTTGCTACAAATTTTTTATTGTGTGGTGGTAGAGTCGAGGATTTACAAAAATTGATGGGTCATAGTGATATTAAAGAAACAATGGTTTATGTACATATTGTTGATAGTATTACTGACAGACAAATTCATAACATGAATGATATATTAATAAAAAAAACCTCTTGAAAGAGGTTTTTTTTATTCAAGTGTATCGGTTTCAATTTCAATTTCAAATAAATCTGGTTCAATTTCAGTGCGGTTTATTGTTTTTATAATATGATATTTATTATATGCAAAAATTTTCCTTTTAGCATTTAAGTTATAAATATTTTCAACCCATTCTTTGAAACTCCAAGTTATTGATCGGGCTTTAATTCTAAAATTAAACCACTTTAACCAGTATTCAAGATGAACTGATGGTAATAAGTAATCTTCAATAGGCTTTGAAAAATTGTTTCCATTATATATCCCGTCATAATTTACTAGATATGATTTAGAATCATTAACTTCAAATGCATAAGCAGTTTGTATATTATTTCGAGTTAAAATAGGTAATGGTAAACCACCGATTTCAATTGTTATGGTTTTTTCATTGACAACATAGTTAGAATTTACTATAGTGTCTTTATTGTGAAACACTGGTAAAAATTTGAATTTTGTACTTTCTACATCTTGAAATTTTAAAAGAAAAGAAATACCGGAATTATATTTTACTGGAGGATTTTTAATTTCAGTAAATTGGAAATCCAATGTGTTCTTGGTATTTATTTCTTTTTCAACAGGATTCATGACTGCAAGTTTATTGACAATTGTTAAATCGTAGTTAAACCAGTTTTTCACGTCTTTAACAAATTCAACAAATGTTTTGTTTGGAACAGCTCGCGTAAGATCAATTTTGTCTTCATTTATAATTGTTGGAATTGCTACACCTGTACTATCATTCAATCGGACTACTGATATTGTTAAATTTATGATTTCAGTTTCGCTTGTTGATGGCTGATAATTTTCAATTGTTATATCATTAATATTAAGATCTACTATCGTTTCGAAGTCAACATCTACATTATATGTTCTTAACTCGGAGCCATGCCACATATCAGTGCCAGAAGCATAAACACTCCATATAATTATGTCCCTGTATTTTATAAAACAGTAGGCATTGAAATTTGACCATCTCATTGCTTTAACTGAGCCACTTATATTATACTTACCAGGAGTACTTAATGCTGAATTGAAATAATATTTTGATCTTCCATTGATATTTGTAACTGCATCTGCAGACATTTGTAATACATCAATAGGTTCCTGTAAAGATGGCTTCTTAAAATAATCGACATCTCCATATAAGCAGGCAGATTTCAAACGAGGATCATTTAATATTTCTCCAGAAAGTGTGTATCCAGCATCTATCATCCCTCGTTGTAAAATATGAATCCAATAAGGTAGTGGTTGCATTACATTTCGATTATTTGTAATATCAGCGCTTACATTTACATCATTTTCAAGAAATAAACCACCTACTCTGTTGTTTATAATTTTTTGGAAACCAGACCATAAATCATCTTCCGGATTATATTTGTCCACATGAATTTGAGGAAAATTATAATTTACTTCTGGCCAAGTTTTACTAATTACAGTTTGTGCATGATTATATATTGAAATTCCTGAAGGTAAGTCAAATTTATCAAGGGATAATTCAGAGAGTTTCTTTTCAAAGCTTGGTAATTGTTCAAAACCGTATCTGACAACACAGCTTAATTTTTTTTCATAAGCTTCAATCTCAAAAACAGCATCTTCGATAGTGTTGTTATGCACATACTTTACTTCAAAATATGTTTCAATTTTATTTGAATTTAATTGAGAAATAAACCCAGTTGCTGCATCAATTTCGTTATCTAAATCAATTTCAAATGGAAATGAATATTTAGTAAAAAAACTATCAGAAAACCAATTATTTTCTTCATTGTCCGAAAGTTCAAATCCTGAAAGATCTAATTCAAACTTAGAATGTATAAGTTTCCTCATTGTATATTCTATTAATTGTGAATTCAAACGTATAATCAAATAATTCTGCTTTAGAATCGAAATTTGTTAATGTTTTACCTAATGGCACTAAATCAATTGTCTTTTCTTCTAATTGTAAAAATGCTCGCTTGGATAGTAATAAACTCTCTATAGAATCGATATCATTTTTAGACACCCATCCGGTATTGATAGTGAGTTTATTTTCTTTAGTTACCGCTTTATGGGATGTTCTTTCAACAAACTTATGATAAGTTTTAGTTGTCTGCCTTTCAACTTCTGTTTTAATATCATGATCATGTGTAAATTCCAATACTGATTGAAGTAAGAATTCATTTTCCCAAACGATTGAGTTTGAAAAGAGTTGATTTGGAAACACATAAAAACTTTTAGTCGGAGGATTTTCAGAAGTTTCCCCAACTTGATCTATAGTGAATTTAATAAAATCACCCTGTAGGTAATCATTAAAAAAGACTTTGTAACAAATTGGTCCATCACTGCTTGTTGGCAGCAATAGTGAATTAATTAAATTACCATTTTTAAAAGTCCTTAATTCAAAATTTCCATCCGGAATAAGAATATTCAAAAAGTAATATCCTTGTTTAGTTATTCTTGTGGTTTTATTATTAATTTCTAAAAAACCAAAATCAGAAAAACCTTGACTTAAACCGGCTACAAAATTAATTTCAGGAATTGTAATTGATGTAATTACTGTATTGTCACTTTGTTTTAATTCATTACAAACGATGTTAAGTTTTGCAAACTTGTATTGATCAATATTTGAATTTATAGTTTTAAATTTATCCATCAACCGATGAATTAGTTGCCCCAAATTTATTTCACTTTTTCCATTAAATAGAAGTGCTTTTTGAGGGAAACTGAATGTTTTAGTTTCACTTGTAAAAAAATTATAAACTAAAATTGTAGAATCAAATTGAAAATAAGTTTCATTATTAGAACCGTTAATTATAAAATTCTTTTGATCTAAAGTGAAAGCAGGTTTTTCGGGTAGATATGGATTAGTTATAACGGTTTTTAAATTCAAATGGACATTTACGCTGAATTCTTCAACTCCAATTTTAAATCTTATAATAGAATTATAATCACCGTCATCAAGTATAGAATAATTTATTGGTGTTGCAGAAATAATGACATTGCTATTTCCATTACTTTGAGATAATGATAGCCAATTTGGTAGGGAAGAAATTACATCCCATTGCTCATTTGCTGTGATAGTAATATATTTTCCTTCACTTATTGGAATATCTGTAATTAGGTTAAATTCTAACGTTGATGGAGATACTGAATTTGGTTTAGGTTCTGGATCTGGATCAGGAATAACACTATCGTTTTCAACAACTATACTTATAATTAACGTAGTCAATTCAACTTCGAAAACCGCTCCAGGATAATTTGCTTGAATTATAATGGTACCTTCACCTGAGTCAACTGAACCTCTTATTGCAGTGACTGTAAATAAATTTGATGAATTATAATCGTCATTAAAAGCAGTTTTGTAATAATCAGAAATATAGCCAACATATCTCTCGGGATGAATTCCATCATCAGGTTTATACGCAGGAATTTTTACTTGATAATTATTTGATCTTGAATTTTTAAAAGTTTCATGAAGCGTTAAACCTTTTAGAGATTCAGTTATAGTTATAAAGTCGTCTACATTGGGTACATAGCTAAAAACGATTGTTATTTTTGAAAATGCCATTTTTGTTTAGTATTTAGATTTAGTTTTTAGTGCATCAAAATCTTTAATTCCCTGTTTTATATCTCGCATATCTTTTAAATTTTTTTTATCCATTGTTGCAATAACACCGTTATCAATTAGATATTTTAAGAACTCAGAGTTTTGATTAACAGAATCAAGAAGAATTCTCATCATGTCATTATTTGTATTATTAATTGAGTTTGAACTGTTTTGATCTTCACTAGAATTTGTCGGTATTTCATAGCGTTTTAATGCGTTATTGTAGAAACCTTGTTCAAATCCTTTAATACCTCTTAAATCATTAATTAAGGCGTCTTTAACAGCAGGATTCATGTCTCTCCATGCTTGATCATCAATTACCATTTCAGGACCACGTTCAGCAACTAAGAAATGACTTGTATTTTTTACTAATCCAGATTTTGTTTTGCCTGCAAATCTGGAATTAAATATTTTTCCATCCTGTTCACGTTTTACTATATTCGGATAAAGTCCTTGTTCATATCCTTTTGCCGGTAAAGGTTGTTTTCTAATTGTATTTAGCTGTAATGCTCCAATAGTTCCAATTAAAACTGCTGCGATTGTTCCTCCGATTGGTCCCAATTGACTATAGGCTTGCATGATTGCCACAGATGTGTTAATAATTGTATTAACGATATCCATTTGTTTTTTACGTTTTGCCTGCTTATATTCAATTTCAGCTTTTTTAGTCTCAACTTCTTTATCAATTTGTGCAACTCTATTATTGTAAGTAGTTTGACTTATCATACCACTATTTAATTGACGTTGAAGTTTTGCTTTCTTTTTATCAGATTGCTGTTCAAATTTTTGAAGTTGTGCGTTTTCATTTGCAACTAAAAATTCATTGTATTTTGACCAGGCGTTTGATAATGAAGTCAACGCAAACTCCATTTCGTTAATACCAAAAGTCCCTTGTTTAAGATTATCATAAAAAGTCATCCATTGATCGTTTGAAAAACCAAGAATATCTTTTTGTCCTGCATTTCCTAAACCTAATTCTGCAGCACCTTCTTGTGCTTGACTTCCTGAAAGTTCTTTCTTTTTTCGAATTAACTCTGCTAATGCTTTTTGTGCTTCTGCAGATAGCTTTGTAAATTCGGTGATTTGTTCTGGAGTAAGTAATGATATATCAATTCCCTGAAAGCTATCACTGTTAATGATATCATTATATTGAAATAAAAGCTGTCTTAAATATCGTTCATCATTTTCTAACTCTTCTTTTTCAAATTTTCGTGTAAGTTTATTTTTTGCCGATTGATTATTTCCGAGTGAGGATAGTTGGATATTATATTCTGCTTCACGTGCACTTTTCCCACGATCGTAATTCTCTTTTTCTTTTTTGATACGATCTTGAACGCCTTTTTCTTCAATTATTCCAAGTTTTAAAAGATGAAGTTTTAATTTGCTTTCTTTTAAGGAATCTATTTGAGCATCTAACATCAGATTTTTTGCATCCCATCCTTTCCTAATTTCAGTTAAGGCCTGAAATTTAGCTATGTCTTTTGCTTTTTTTGCTTTGGCAATATCTTCGTCTAATTTCGCTAATTCTACCGTATGAACTTTTTGACGTTCTAATTCATCTATTTCTCTTAAATACCTTTGATCTTCTAAAAGCACTTCTTTTTCATAGCCATCTTTCATTGCTGCGATGCGATCGTCTTCAAGTTGGCGTTGTTGTTTTAATAATTGTTCACCATACTTTTGTTCATTTTCAAGTCTAATTCGATTTAATTCTTCTAAGGTTGAATTGGGATCTTTCTTAGCCTTTTTTTCATCTTTGGTCGGTACAACATAAGGAGAAGTTTTAGGAGGATTATTATCTAAATCAGCAACAGTTTTCTTTAAAACTTCTCCTTCTAAAGCTTTCATTTGTGCATCTACTATTGCTAAATCACTTTCTTTTCTGTCAATTCCATTTGCCTTTACATAAGTCTCAACCAATTGAGCAAACAATTTAGAATCAACCATAGTTGCACCAGTTGTTTTATCCTTTCTGGCACCTAGTTGATCACTGAAAGTTCTAAGAACATATTGCTCAACATCTTTACGCGATTTGAAGTCTTGACCAGTATCACTTTGACCGGTAATTTTCATTAAAAACTGTTTTGTTCCAGATCTATAATCTTTTGAAGATTTATTTTCGATTTCCAATCTATCTTGAGCTAGTTGATCAAATTTAGACTGCGCTGCTTTTGCTCTTGCGTTAGCATAAAGTTCATCAGTATATCTTTTCAGGATATCTATTCCTTCAGCAGTTTTAATGTTTTGTAATGAAAGTAATCCAATGTGATCTGGAATTATTTCATTTAATCTGGCGATCGCTTTTGCTCGTTGATCTTGAGATAATGCTTCATTTTGTGCAATCTTTGTAAGCATATCCAGTTCATTTTTTTGTTTGGATATATTTTTAGTTGCTTCTAAATGTACTTCAGCCAAAGTTTTTTGTATTAATGCAGCAGTAGAAGCATCTTTAGAGAAAAGTGCGTATGCTACACTTACCGCCGCAATTGCACCTAAGATGAAACCCCAAGGAGTTGTCATCATTGTATTAGTCATAACTTTAAATGCTGCTGATGCTCCCTTTATATTTCCAGTCAAAAGCATAGTAGCAATTGCATATGCCTGTGTAGCAACAATTGCCATACCATCTGCGAATGCTCTGGCCTTGACCGCAATATTATAAAGTAATGTAGCTTCAGTATTTCGATTTGTCCATATAGCAACTAATTTTTGCCAAGCTACATTTGTTATCATTGCTGCAGTTACAATTGCAATAATTTTTGCAGTAAAAACTAGTGTGTATTTCCATACATTTATTTTACGATCTGCATTATCAGTTGCACCAATTAATTCTGCTAACCATTCTACAGCTGCGGTTAACCATGCTACAAATGTTTCCGAAGAAAACCAATTTGTTACGGTTTTGGATATTTTCTCCAATGTTGCAGCCAAGTTGTTATTTTTTACATTGTACTCATTAACCAATGAAGTTCCATCTGAGAATGATTTATTAGAGAGGTCAATTAGTTCTCTAAATCTTCCCATATTGTTTCCCATTGCTCCAATTACTTTATTTGCTCCGTCAGCATTAATACCTAAATAATCCAAAGTTTTTGCGGTATCTGTTGCATTCATTCCTCGCATTCCTTCTGAAAATTTCAACATGAATTCAAGAGGATTGGTATTAATTAAATTTTCAACACTTGCTTTAGATAATCCCATAACTTTCGCAAACTTGGCACTTTCAGTACTTGCTTGTTTCATGAAAATGTTATATGCACGCGAAGAAACTTCAGCTTCAATTCCAGATTCTTCAAAAGCAGTTCCAAGGGCTAAAGTTTCTTGAATAGAAGGCTTTAGTACGTCTGTTAAAGATCCTATTCGAGTTGTGAATTCAGCAATATTGGCTTCGGAAGCAACACCGTTTGCTCCTAAATCATTAATTGCAGATCCTATCGAATTATAAGCTTCAGCAACGCTCATTTTTTTTGTCTCTTCAAACAAAAATTTAATTTTTCCCAGTTTTTCGGAAACCTCCTCAGCTCCTCCGGAAAAGCTATCTCCAAGGGCAACAGAAGCTTTGTTCATTACATTTACAAAGTCTCCAATTTCTTCTTTTGCTATACCAATTCGCCCTCCTTGTTCGGCAATACCTAAAAGATCTATTCGTGATGTCCTAGTGTTTAAAATTCCAAAAGACTTCGTTAACTCATCCACCTCACGTTTAGTCATTCCAGTGGTTTTCATAACATCTGCTTGTGCATCTGAAAGCTTACTACTTACATCAATTATTTTTTGTATTGATAATGCAAAACCGGTCAATGTAGCAATAAACGAGATTGCCATTCCCTGATATCGCGTAAATTTATCAGCTAAGTTACTTATAGAGGATCCGGCATTTTTTGCACGTCCTGTCAATTCATTTAATCGTGCTGATATTTGTTTGATATCGCTTTCATATCTCTTATAGGCTTCGCTACCAGGTATAACCCCTTTTATTGCAGTCTTGGCTTGATTAAGTTTTTGAGTTAATTGTCCTATAGTTAATCCAGTCAATCCAATTTGGTTTTGGAGTTCCTGCATTCTGGTTTTATTAATTTTAATGGTTTCTGAGTTCTCTCGCATTGTTTTAGTTAATGCTTTAAATTCCTCAGATTCTTGTTTTCCTTGCTTGATAAGTAGTTTTTTTTGCAAGGCCAAAGATTTGTTTTCCTCGGTAAGTTTACGAGTTTGTTTTTCGAGATCTAATAGTTCTTTTTGAGCATCATTACCATCAACTATTATTCGAAATTTCATGTTTTCGTCTGATATTACCTTTGCCATTTTTACAGATTTTAAGTAAAATTGGCTCTAAAAAAGACGAAACAATGTGACATGAAAAAACCCTGTTTAACAGGGTTTTTATTTGATAAATATGATTATAAATTACCTATTTATTTAATGTGAACAGAAGTGAAATAACAAATAATATTAAACCAAAATAGAACCAAAATTGAATATTTAATTTTATTCTTTCATTGCTTTTTTGGATATTAGAAAGATACAGTGTTTGTATTTCTAATAATTCGCGATCTGATAATTCTTTTAAATCTGATAAATTTTGTGGTTGTGCTTTCTTTTCAAAAAATTCCTTTTCTTTCTCTGATGTTGAATACATATTTTATGTTTTTAGTTAAACCATAAATATAAGAAAATACTCGAAATTTAATTTTAATCCTCTATTAATCTAAGTTTGTGCTTTACTGATTCAGTTAAACCAAAATGCATTTGTTTAATAAAAGAATTATAAAACTCCCAAAGAATTTTATTATGAATTTGATGAGATTTACGGCGACTTCTTCCATTCTTAGAGTTTCTAAATTTCATATCAACAAATCGATGTACTTTCAAATGTTCATATTCTACACCTTCATCAGATGCTTTAAAATTTCTTCGGGAATACCATTCATTACTTTCAAAGCCACGACTAGACATGTATTTTTTTTGTGCTTCATCAATATCCTTAACAACATCTTCCGAAACCATTCGAATGAATCTTCCTTGAATAATTGCATCCGCAGTTGATGATCTAGAATCTAATAAACTCATGATGTTATTTTTAGAAAGGTGTATTCACATTTAATTCTACCATCCAACCATTGCAATCATTTTTTTTCCAAATGGGTCTTACATCAATTGAGTTTTCAGACATTTTAGAAAGAAAATTACACAAAGACCCAGTTCTGTTTGATTTGTCTGAAACTAATTTATCAACAAAGGCTTGGGTTTTTTTCTGCGTTTCAACGAAAATATTAAGATATGCATCTCTATCATTTTCCGAATAATCAGTTTTGTCTAAAATAAAGAAAGCAAGATAGTTTTGCCATTCCGCATTATCTTCATCTCCTTTTCCTTTAAATTCTGGAAGTACAGCAATTAAAAAAGAATTATCACTCTCTTCTCGTTCTTTCAGAATATTAGCAAGTTCTGAATCATCTAACACTATTGTCACATAATTGAAAACGGTTTTATTGTTTTCATCTTTTATTGAAACTTTACATTCAACAAGATATTCCAAAAGCCTATTTATTTCCAGCATCTTTTTCGGTTTTTTTCTGTTCCAGATAAGTTCTTCTTGAATCGTACATTCTAATCATTATTTGCCAAAAATTGGTGTTTCTTACATCTTCTAAAGTTCCAAAGGCACCACTTTCAGCCATACTGAATGCAATGCTATCCATACCAATACCCGGAATACTAGATTTATTGGAATCACTTGTATTTTCATCATCCTGGTATAAAATTGAAAAATCGATTTCTTGACCACCCCATATAATTTTTGCTGTAGTCATATATTTCAAGAAACTAGCAAATAATAAGTAAAAACCATAAGTGAATCCAACTGGTGCTATTTTTAATTTTCTAGCACGATCTTCTAAATTATTTGAATTATATGGCGCTCTGATATCACCATTGTATTTTGGATCTTTTTTCTTTAAAAAATGGAATAACCTTTTTGGTCTGTAAAATATTGCCGCCAAAGTGACTATAATATTATAATCTCCAATCATTGGGAAGTCATGAAACATCCTTAATCCATCTGAATACTCACCAAATGTCATATTCATAAAACTATCAGCAGGACCATAGTAAGTTTTGAACGCAGGGCTAAATTTTGGTACCGGATTATGTATATAAAATTGCTTAATAATTTTTCGCCCATTTTCATCATCATCGAAAAAATCATCAATCAAATCGGAAAGTTGAGCAATATTGCAATTCTTCTGTAAAGAATCATCTGATTGGATATTCTTCTTTTTAGAAGGAACCATATTCATTAATCGATATACAGCATGTATTTTAAGATCTTCATATGTGATGTTTTGACATTGGTAATTGAAAATTAACTCACACATGTCAATATATTGTAGTGCATCACATTCTGATAAATCACTTGGAATGTATCTTTTAATGTTCGATTCAGGAATTTCAATAATTCTCATGAGATCAACTCTAAATCATCATTTATTTTAACTCCTAGTAATTCCATTCTTTCTCCAAATTCGGCAATTATACGTTGGCGAATTTTAGTGTTGTTTTTAAATTTTTTTGGTATAAATTTAGATTTTGCATTTACACGTAAAAAAATTTTGCACATTTTTACAATTTCTCCTTTTAGAATAATTCTGTCGACTTCACGATCTTTTAACTTTGCTTCAAGTTTTTCGTTGATTTTGATAAATGTTTTATTCTTTTTTCTGTTTTTGAAAAAGGAAAAAATTGAATTAAAAAAGCAAAAAAATAATTTCATATAGTTAGATTTTGAATTAAGCAGAGAAATAAGTATCTCCATAAATTTGTTTCGGAATTATGTTTTTTTCAGGTTCTTGAATTATTTCTACTTCAAGTAATTTTTTAATGGCATTTAAGGCTTTTTGCGAATCAGCTTCAAATGCTTGTTTAGCTTCAGTAGGCTCAGATTTTAATGTTGGCTTTGCTGCTTTAGTTGTTATCTTATCACTTACATAATGTTGTAAAACACCTTCAGGATAAAGATTAACAGAATATCTAGGCATCGACCATGCCATCGCATGAAATACACAAGCTTCTTTTATTTTTTTAAGAAGTTCTAAATCTTTTTCATCTGTTATTGTTGAGTTTGTTTTTAAATAAGTAAATTTTTCATTCCCAATTAATGCTTTAATTTGATAGTCTTCACAGTCTTTTAATCCCGGTGCTAGCATCAGATAAAGTAGTCTTGATTCAATTGGAAATATAGACTCAAATTCTTTAGTTGAGTATACAAATAAGCTACGGCTTAATTTATAATGTTCTGTATTCTTCCAAAGCTCATTTAATTCAGTATCATCAGTATCATTCAGAAAATCTAATAATTCATCCAATGAACGATAATATCTAACTTCATGAGCTTTATTGTCACGATCTAACAACCATTCAAAAGGAAGTTTATCTCCATCATCCTGACGCATTTTTCGCCCATTATTTGTATGTGCTACATCGCCAGATGGAGCGTATAATCTATATGCTTGAACAGCAATCGGATATCTAACCGCCTGAATAAATTCTTTATCTTCATCGGATGGTGTTTCAAGTTCGTAGGCTGCTACAGCTAAATCATAAACTTCCTGACCGATTAATTGAATTACTTTTTTTGTAGAAGTTCTGATATCAGGTAATAAACTTTTTATTTTAAGATCTGCGTCAATGAATGATAACATTTCTTTTAATTCCGAATTACCTCCAGTTCCTGTTGTATTAAATAGTAGTTTCATTATACTATGTTTTTAATTCTGTTTTTAGGAGAGACATCTTGTTCTTTTTCAGGTTGCATATGAAAATAACCAAGTTTTAATTTTTTGTCAGGCCAGTTTGCTTTAATTGCATAGTTCAGTGCTTTTAGAGTAATCATCTCCGGAATTGAGATCCCTGTTTGCAAGTAATTTTTTAGAGCATAGATTTGTTCAGAACCACTATCACTACTACCTCCTTCTGAAACATTACCTAAAGCAGAGTGTAAACCTACACCTGTAGATAATGCACGATCAGACCTATTTGAAATAGCTATTTGAGAATCTACATAATCTTTTATCTTTTGATCAATTACTTTTATTTCCCAACCATGCTCAAGTAGATTTACACCTTCAACTGTAAACGTTTTTGTTGTATGAAGATATTTACCGGCATTTACATCACCTGCTAATACAACAGATATCTTGTCAAGGAAATCACGTTGATATTCTTGAAGCATTGAATCCTTATATGTAACTCCTGCTTTTGTACAATTTTCTTTTATAGCCGACTCTTTTTTATCCCAAAAAGCCTGAGGTGAAACAATATGATATTTTAAATTGATAGAGTTTTTAGATAAAGCTTTAAAAATTAACGGTACCGAAGTTGAACGTCTCAACCATTCAAGTGAGCCGTATAGATCCGGCACCGTGTAATAATCTGCACAAAAACTATACATGTTACTATATAATACTGAGTTGATTTCAGCAAATGGATTATTGTAATCAAATAGTTTATAAACCTTGTAATCGGTCATTAAATTTGATGCGTTGAATGAACAATCACTAGAGACAACGTGGGTAGGCTTTTTTGATTTACTATTGTTTAATGATGCTAATCTATTACGGTCGGCATATTCATGAACTAATTTTGCAATTTTTGGAGCCCCAATTCTAGCACCTTTAGTTAATTCGAATCTGGTAAACACTCCCTCTATATGATGAAAATCTGTTATTGATTTCATAATATACTCATGGTAATTCCAGGATTCTAGCCAATCGATAATCTCATCATCAGTTTGCCATATACGTACAGGTAATCCTTTTTCATCAAACTCTTCTTTATACAACATAGGACCAGAACCCCATAACAATTGGGTTTTCTTTTTGATAATACCTGGTGCCATATAGTTCTCCTGAACAGTCTCTTTGATTATATCTGGAAGATCATTATTACATCCATATGGATATACTCTATAGTCCCCAATCAAATCATATTGTTCATTCCAGGCTAAGTTGTTTATCTTAGCTCTCTGCTCTGTAAAGTCACGAGGCGATTCGCTTACTTGATAAGTAAAAGCAACTGAAGGTGTACCAACGATGGCATCTCTACCAACCCATTCTATATCCATAACTAAGGTTTTACTTTTATTCCGTTAAACTTGATTAATAATGGTAGATAAAACCAACGATCACTTTCATGTTGATTAACATAACCAATCAGTATGCTTGATTTATCACTTTGATCTTTACGATATCCTTTTCTAAGTTGTGCATTTGTGACATGCTTAAAACCATTACTTGATCTTGTTGTTGAATTATAGCTTAGAAACGTAAATGTAAATGGGATACCTAACTCGGTTAGCAACCTCATTCTTTTAATTACTTCATACAGTTTAATCGTCTGCGACATGTAATTACCATTATATATTACAATACAATAGTACGATTACCTTATAGACATTGGTGTGACATCAACAACAGCAAGGGAAAGAGGTAAGTAAGTAACGCATTCAGTCGACTTTGATAGGCATCTATACGTCATATCTCTCAGAAATAAAGAGAAAGGTAAGTACACATCTAGTTTTGAGCGGGACGGTGTGTCGAAAGACACATACTATTCAATAAACTATTTTGATGGGGTTTGTTTTCTGTAAATCAAGCAATTAGTGTTTTGTGTTTTTCTGTAACAACCAAATTCTGTTCTTTTTGGCATACTTTTCGTCCTATAAATAATGATTCTTTTAAGTAATAATCAAAAGCTAAACATTCTTTTTAGTGATTATTAGTGTTTTCAAATACTCTGATTTTATTATAAGTGCTTAAAAAATAGCTATGTACAGCGTGCCTTTTAGTTTTGTACAAATGTAATTACCAAAAACCTAAAATTAATAAATATTCAACACATGAAAATTACTATCCCGAAAACAAAGAAAACATTCTCAAACGTTCTACTCAAAAAAAAGAAAATGTATTATTTTCAATTTTCCAAAAAAAAAACGCTCTACTGTTCGAGGGTAGAGCGCTTATTCACTTAAACATTACATGCCATGACGCTGTGTAATATCTAAAACAAAATTACATTTTTAAAAATAACCAAGCAAAAAAATGATATTCAAATGACCCCACGATAATGTCATCACGACGGGATTTTCTACAAATTATATTAAAAATTATTTCTCCAAAAAAAACCTCTCACACATATTTTTAATTTAATAGCCACAAAACATGACAAGAAGTAGAATCCCAAAAATTAAAATTTCTGTATCATTTGATAAGAAAATTAAAAAATCAGAATTAATTCATATTACTAGTACGGAAGACTCGTATGAAGTATTTAAAAAGATTTTTAACGCAGATACAATTGATTGGCGTGAAGAATTTTTAATCCTTTGTTTAAACAATTCAAATAGGGTAGTAGGATTCTATAAAATTTCTTGTGGCGGAATGACTGGAACCGTTGTAGATGTTCGAATGATTTTTACAACCGCATTAAACAGCTTAGCTACAAGCATTATTTTAGCGCATAATCATCCTAGTGGGAAATTGCAACCGAGTGAATCGGATAAGAGAACAACACAAAAAATTAAAGAAGCAGGAAAAATTTTAGATATTCAGATTTTGGATCATTTAATTATTAATGATGAAGAATATTTTTCATTTGCTAAAGCTGGATTACTATAATTTCACCAAATAAAAAAACGCCCATAATTGGGCGTTTACTTAATTCTTCAGTTCCTGAAAGTGCTTTGCTTCAGTTATTTCAATTAATGCTGAAGAGAATAACATTGGAGCATCAGATTTTTTATAAATTGCCAAATTATCCTTTATCATTTTCAAAGCTGAAAACTCATTTATATCATTGGCTTTCATCGTCATTTCAATTATTTGTATATAAGGAGTTACAGTCTCTACATATTTGTTGCCTAATTGCAATTTCACATCAACTTGTACCTTTTTTAAAAGGGATAGATTTTCGAAAGTATTATCCATTATATTTTACTTTTATTAATACCAAAGATACATTTTTTAAATTTTATAAATCATTATATCAGTGTAACTTGATTGGAAATTTACAAATGTTTTCATTGATTCAGTATATGCACCATTAAATGGATTACTCATAGGAGTCTTGGTTTCTATCCATTCACAAAGCTCTATAATTGAAGACTTATTTGAAGTAAAATAAAAATATTTAGTATTTTCTAAAACTTGCAAAACATCGAGATAATCTTTTAATTTCCAATAGCTTTTATAAGTACTTGAATCTGTAGATAAATATGGAGGATCTACTAAAAAGACCACATTTTTCACGTCTTTATACTGTATAAATAAATCTTTATAACACATTCTTACGATATTTATGTTATCTAAATAACCATCAGAATTATAGTCAGTTTGTCGAACACAATTATAAAGAGTTTCTTTTGAAAATTCTTCATAAGATAAAGCATATTTCATACTAAATAACAATGAACTAGAAATCGTAATGAAATCAACATAACCCTTTTCTTTTTCGTTAAATATCCTTTCAATTATCTTTTCTCGAAATAATCCTTCAATTTTTTTGTCTTTAGGATAATTAATTAAAATTTGTCTAAAATCTTGAATAAGTTTATTCGTTTTTTCAATGTTTTTTAACCTTTCAGAGTAATTATCAAAATCATTGTAAATTACTGTAGAATTGGGATAAAGCGATTTCACAGTGTGACTTAATAAGCCACTTCCCCCAAACAAATCAACATATATTGCTGTTGGTGAATAATTTTTTAAAGCGGGTTCAAATTGCTTTAAAAATTTACGTTTTTGGCCCATAAATGGTAAAGGCGCTGCTCTAAAAATTTTCTTTTTTTCCATTCGATTTTTGATTGATGATTGATTATTTTATATTTGCAACTCTCACAGTATAATTAAAGCATAGCAAAGCCACAACAGAAGACCTTATGGTCCTCCGATGTGGCTTTGCGGCTACTTAATTAAAATACTGTGAGAGGTTTTTAAATCGGGGGGCTTTTTTTATCCACCCACCATTGGATCACTTCCTGAAAATGCAGAACTTGTGTTTACTAGGTCAACAAAACTTCTACGATAGATTAAATATTTAAATGCATCTGAAAAATTAGTCGAATACATTGGTCTTAATAAAATAGGCAATCGTTCAGATGATTTATCCTTATAAAGCAATCTTGATCCGGTACCAGTAACTGATTTTAATTTTATTTTAGTAAGTTCTAATGAACTTTTCAAACATTTACATTGAAACTTATCTATTTTTAGTTTTACTAATCCAGAAGTAGTTTCTCCCATCAATGCTTTTGCAAAAGCAAATTCTTCATCTTGATAAATTGTTGCTTGGTTCAAGGACATTAAATTTACTGTCCATCCAGTAGAACTCCCATTTTCAAATTCAATTGCGTTTTTTAATGCTGTTGCCCAATCACGTTTTGTTTTAGAATTTTGATTTCCTGATCTATCATAATACAAATCCAGAATTTTAACTTTGTGATGTTTATAAAAATCTCTAAATTTTTTAGCTAATTGAATTTCATTTTCGGGTGCGAGTGTATAAAATTCTTTCAGACAATAAAGATAATTTCCTCTAGGTTGTGCACTTACTAAACTACACATATCACCAAAGTCAGATCCTGCTTCTATTTTAGCATTATGATCTACATAACGTAATGCTAAACTACTTTCTTCAATATCTTCAGTCAATGAAAACTTGTTATAGTAATCTGAAATAACACCATCATCATAAAAATGATGTTCTCCTAAATTGCCATAAAATTTTTCTCCTTTTTTTAGATTTATTTTGAGTGAAAGAATTGCACTTTTAAATTCTTCGACTCCTAAAGCTTTTAAACTATCAATAAAGTATCCTTCGGTCAGAATGTCAAGATTTGCAAAAGAAGATACGACATAAAAAAAAGTCAGATCTTTTCTTACTCTTATCCATTTTTCAGTCCAACGAACCAGGTTATTTTTTAGTTTTTCGATTCCGGCGTAATCACCTGCTTGTTTGTGTGATAATATTTGTTTTTTTATTTCATTAAGAACTAATCCAACTTCTAAGGCTAATTTAACCTGTTCTAAATTCATATTTTTTTCATCACGCATAATCCAGTCATCATCACCATCGATGATATTTGGCATATCAGTAGTGAAAGTAGTACCTCGATAATATGGAGAATGTCCAAACATTGTATATTCTCCACGAATTGCGGGTGTGAGTTTTTTCAATTTATCAAACTTTAATAAACGAGCTTCATCACCATACATATGTTGGTAAGATCCTCCGGCAAGTCCTCCGGGCTGATCAAGTGATCCTAAATTAAAAAAGGTCCCATTGAAAATTGAAATCGTATGTTTATAAGTTTCAACTGGTTTATAAGGAAGCTTAAAATGAACTGGAGGCCTTTTGTCTGTAACGTAATGAATTCCTTCACGCCAACCATCTCGATTCCATCCTTCAAGTAATGATGGAACAATATTTTTTAGACAATTAATATAAGTATCAGATACAATAACCTGATAACTTTTAGGCATATCATAAATTATATTTTGACTTCTTTTGGCTATGATCCTGGTAGTTTTTGCCATTGCTCTGCCGGCGATCAGTTTTAGATGCTTTGGAGCAATTAAAAATACAACCATATCTACCCAATTTGCAAAACGCCCAGATACTTCAGTATCGTTAAGACTTACGTGGGTCTTCCTGCTCATCTGGAAATACTTTTAATGGAAGTATTAAGGCTTCCTGTTTAATTCTATTCTTTTCTTTTTCGGTTAATTCTGGAAATTTTTCAATCATTTCTGAAAGTATTTGGCGATTTGCTTTTGGCATACCTAAAAACTCCGGATCACAAGAATATATAACAAATGGAGCTTGAAAAACTTCAGGAGGTAATTCTTCTTTATCTGGCTCATTAACTCCACGTAAAACGGATGCGTCTAAGACCATTTTAACTACTTTTTGAGCATCACTAACATCTTTAACTGTTTGCATAGCAAAATTGATCATCATATCAACTTTTTCTGCATATATATTTTTCCAAGCTGATTTTGAAATATGATTATCTGCATAAAAATATTCTTGTGCTTCATCACAAACTTGCATTGCTTTATAGCGGGAAAGTTTATACTTTTCAGAAATCATAAGATGTTTAACAATCATCTCCTTACTCCCGTAAATATCAATTCTTCGATACATACCGCGTACCATATCCAATAAATCCAAGTAATCTACAATATATGCCGGTGCATTTTTTGAATTACCTGTTTCCATGAAATCATAAATATCACGAAGGTTTACTTGCTCAATAGTCATCACCAAAAAGAATTCTGTTTCTAATATTATTTACTTCATTTTTTTCTGATTCTTTCAAAAATATTTGAGCTGCAGTAATGTTGCCTTTTTTAGCTAGCTCTTTTTGTTGATTTTGAATTTCAAACTCAGCGACTAATTTTCCACGTTCATAGCGTTTTCGAACTTCATTTTCTTTATCATTCCAAAGTTTTAAAAATGATTTTTTATCGACTTCAAGAAACAATGCAATTTTCTCCGGAGCATAATTACACGCAGAGAGGTCTTCAATTGAAGTATAATCTTCCTCAGAAAATTTAAAATACTGCGGTATTGCTTTTTGGGATGTTTGGGAAGCCATGTTTCTTGTTGTATTTTCTTAGTCTTTTTTCCTTTCTTTTCATATCTGAAATTATTAACGATTCAGGTGGATAAGGGATTTTTCGACCTAGATTTTTAGGAAGTATGTTTTGAATAAATAAAATATAAATAGCAATGATTACCAATAATTCAGTCATTTTTCAATTCTTTATCAATTATTAAAATACCAATTCCAATTAGAAATATTAAAAAAGCAATTCCAATAAATGGGCGCTTATCGATATCTTTAGGAAGTTGCTCCGAGGTAATTCCAATCACAAAAAATAGTACTATGAGAAATATTCCTAAAAATTTCATGAGTTAGATTTTTTATGATTATAGTCTGTAAAAAGCTGCAATCTAAAATCGAATAGATCTTTACTTTGAGCAAAAACGTATTGCTCAATTTGAGTGTTATCATTCCAGTTTCCGGATCCTTCAATCACAAAATAATTATCATGTGTTTGAAGCAAACAAACCTTCGCTTTTACATTTCTATATTGCATTTTTATATTACTTCGACTTTTTGAAATTTCAATCAATTTATTTTGATTGATAGTATCTTCAAACATTAAAATTGTTATTTCTTCAATTTTTCCTGTGTCATGAAGTTCAATTAAAGTTTTAAGAACATCTGTAGAAATACTATAAGTAGATACGTATAAATGTTTGATTGGTTGTCTTATAGCAATTAATAATATAAATGTAAAAGCATTAAAAGCAGTATCCGATTGTAGAAAAAAGAACTCATTTTCGGTAGGTAGACGCATTAAGTCTTCATCTAGATTACTTATTTTTTGAAAATGCGTTGTTAAGTATTTCGAAATTAAAATTTCAGAGAGTCTGCTTTGACAATCGGTACTGCTTTTTTCTGCTAAACTTTTATAATTGAAAAGCATTTTATTTTACTCCAAGTTCTTTGTTTACCAACACTAACTTTTCAGCGCGTTCAGTAATACGATCATTAAGTAATTGGATTCTTTCAACATCTTTTGCTTTTTCAGCTGCTTTTAAATCCTTTTTGTTGACTGAAAAGAATTTTGCGGTGTTACTTTTATATTTTATTTTTTCATCTAATGTCATCGCTTCAACTTCACGCGTTAATTGAAGTTTTTTAAAAATTGGGTGTTTGCCCAGAATTTCACCGGTTTCTTTAAATGCATTTAACTCTTCATAAATTTTTTGATTTTCATCGAAGCATTCAACTGATCTTTTTGCTTTGGTTTCCAATTCATCTGGAGATAAAGTAATTTCTCCGGATTCTGATTTTACTATACTGTCATGTAAAATCAAATATTCATTCCAAACTGTAATCTTATCCGCAACAAGTATTTTTAACTCATTTGGGCACTCTTTTTCATTTAAGAAAGGAAATTCAACTCTAAGAGATTCTACATTGATTTTAGGCAAAGATTTTGATTCATCTAATTTGGTTTTTAAGTTTTCATTTTCTTCCCCTAATTCATCATTTTTTAAATTCAACTCTTCATTTTCAACATTCAACTCATCATTTTGATTTTTCAATTCTTCATTTTCAATTTTAAACGAATCATCTTTTTCAGTCGATAAATTGTTTTCTTTGATCATTGGAGCTTTTAAACTTTCAATTATCTCTTTAATTTTCTCAACTGCTTTTTCGTTGTTTATAGAAATAGCAAATTCTAAAGCTGTATCAAAATGTTCATCTGGCGGCGTGATGTTTTGGGCAAAATCAATTTTTATTTCTTCAATTGATTTTTCAACAAGTAGATCAAGGAAATCTACTTTATCTTTGAATATTGAAATTTCATTTAATGCCAGAATTGCTAAATCATTTTCCTTTGTAGCTGCAACTTCAATTAATTCTGAAATTTGTAAACCAGATTCTTTTAAATTATCAAGCCAAAGAGGAAACTCAGGAACAGTTAAATAAATTACTTTCTCTAAAATTTCTATAGTAGAATCAGGTTTTTCTTCAACTGTTTCAATTGGTAATTTTTCAACATCTGTAATTCCGTGAAGCTTTTGCAAATCATAAAGTAAATTATTTAATGACATTTCTGAATAGCCAGAAGCATTCAAAACTCGTTCAACGCTTTCGCTCTTTGTTGGAGTTTGACGATATAATTCAAAAGCTTTATTAAATTGATCTGTTTTACTTTCTGGTAAGTTCTGGAAGAACTCAATTACAGTATTTTTCATGACTTACATTTTTAGTTATATTTATTTGTGATTGTAAATTTGGTAATTACTCTTATTTTTGAGTGTGACATAAAAAAAGTCCCTACAAACGCAGGGACTTTTTCAAAACAAAATAAAAAAACTAAAAACATCTAACCACGAGACAATTCAATTAAGAATGTTAGAGCACCATTATTGAATACTCTTAAGTTTATTACTGCACCATCTAGACCTATCCAGGTTGTACCATCCTTTAAAATTGCTTTTTTATCAGTAACTCCAGTAGCTAAAGTTGCAGGTGCAATTCCACCACCACCAACTAAAGTGATAATATCTCCGTGCACCAAACTAATTTCTGAAAAAGCAATTGCTGCTGTGACAGCCAAACTTGGTAATTTATAAATGTTTCCATTAGTTGAGTTAATTGCAACCGCAGTTGAAGAAACTACAACAAAAGGATCAGCAAAACTTAAAGTACCAGTATAATGACCTGGAACAAATCCAGATTTAGCCATTTGCTCGAAAACTAGCATATGTTTTCTTGAATCATTATCATCTGTTAAAGACGGTTTTAATTGAACAGGAGCACATTTAGTTCCAATAACTTTTCGGAAATCATCTGCGCAGCTACCATAAATAATAATGGCGTTTACACCAGTCCAGTTCTGAACGAATTCTGAAAGTTCCAATTCATTTCCAGGTGATTCCGCTTCAAATTTTTGTTTAAATGAAATTGCATCTTCATCACCGTCACTTTCAAATCCTGCTTTTATTTTTGATGGAGTCATGTAAACTTGAATCATCTTTGCACCTGGTTTCATTACATAATTTCCAATAATTTTGACATTTTTGGAATCTCGCACCGGCCATGATAGAATATCATCCGTAGCTACAATTGTTACATTTGGCTCTTTTGGAGCAGCCGCCCCCGGACTTTTTCCGGTGGGCTTTACTACATTTGTTCTTATATAAGTCATCTTCTAAATTTATTAAGTTATACTTCTACCAGTTTCAACCCAAATACCTTCGACCATTGTCAATTGTACGTAGTCGTTACTATCTCCTAAAGTTGCAGCAGAAGCAACTTTTATATTTCCTGTCGTAGATAAAGTGGTATCTACACTTGCAGTATCAGTTCCGAATATCTTAATAGTTTTTCCTTCAACTCCGTTGATAATGCTTGTAATTGCTTTTGTTGCAGGACCTGAATATCTAAATACAGTTCCTCCAATAACATCAATTGCAGCATCAGTGAAATTGATATCTGTTGTTGTTGCAACTGGTGGTGCAGTTGTTCTACCTAGTTCTTTAAACTTACCATCTTCCTGAACGAATAAAGTCAAAGTTCCTCCTAAACTTAAATCAAAAGCAATTCCTCCAGTTAATATAATATTAGTATTATTAGTAACATTTTTAGCTGCTGCTAATTTTGTATTTCCTTTGATTCTAACAATTGATCCTTTTGTTGCACCTTCAATACTTGTAATATTTGTTTTCCAAGCATCATCAACTTCAATTTGAGGATAAGTAATTTTTAAAATTCCTGATTGATCAATATCAAACGCCGGAGCATACACTTCATTTCCAAAAACAGGCATATTATTAGACCATACTTTTTGAATTTCAAATGCTCTCGGATCACCGGCTTCTAATTTAGTTCCAACTAATATAAAACGGATTCCTAAACGGTAATCTGCAAAAATATTAGTATCTCTTTTATCATGAGTTACAGTGAATTTTCCTTTTTCAGAAACGATATAGTCAAGAATTTGAACGTTTTTAGATTTAGTAATTCCGATGAAATCAGTTTTAGTTTGATCTTTTAATTCTTGAAAAATAAAGTTTGGATAATCAATAGGAGACATTAATTGATATTGCATTTTTCCCTGATCTGTAGCAAATTGTTTAGGATACAAATCACCGGCTCTTTTTAAATATGCTTTTAACCAACGGCTAGAAAGTTGAATTTCCATTCCTTGCTCTTTTCTGTCAGTTTCCGGAATCAATTCGATCATCTGACGGATATAATCCACAATGTTTGAATCTGTTGGTGCACCAATATCAAAAGCACGATATTTCTTTTCTACATCTCTAAAATAATACCATAGATAACGTAAACCGTTTTGTGAATTAACTGCTGCACCTGGATTGTTATCACCACCCGGGGATTCAACATAAATACCATTTATTTGAGCAATTCTGTCATCAATTTGTTGTTGTTTGATCAACTCACCAAGCAAGAAACCAATAAATGACATTTTCCAAGGATGAGATCCATCATTTGCATTATAGTTTCTAATCCAGGTATTCTCGATTTTTTGTAATTCAAAACCATCAAATGTGATATCGATTTTTTTACGATACACTTGACCACGTTCAGCACCAATTTTGAATTTACCTTTAGGAGACCATCCTTTTGCTCTACCTTGAACAATTTCATCCGGCATAATATAACCATCAGAAACGGCATCAAGAATACCAGTACGATTATCCCATTCTTTTGGCAATCCATCTAATTCATTAAATAAAGATGTTAGTTTGCCCGAGTTTTCTTCAACAAAATGATCTAAATCTTTTTGTAATGTTGGGATCGTTCCATTTTGATTAAAGTCAGTAGCTTTCATACCACCATCTCTTAATCTGGCATTCCACAATCTACCGCCGTCAAATGCATCATAAGACTTTCCAGAGCCAAATAAATGTGTAGCTGAATGCTTCATAGTGTCTTTTGAATTTTTAATGATTGCTAATGGTGAGTCTCCTTCTGGATCAGCAATTAATTTTGCAATGGTTTTTCCCATTTCAGCATTTTTAGCAGCAACTTTTTTTACAATGCCTAATACTGTTTCATTGTCAGTACCTTCTCGTCCTTCAGCTAATTCCTCCGCTGATAATCCAGATTCCAAGACAAGTGCGTCGAGTTCATCTTTTGCAGATTTTAACAGTAGACTATTATCAGCCATTTGCTGAATTTCTTTATCAATACCATTAATTGCTTTTTCCGCATCCTGTTCACCGAGTGCATCAACAATTTTTTGTCTTTGTTCGGCATCCAAATTGAGCTTTTTATTTTCCGCATCAATAGGGAGTTCCTTTGTGCCAAACAGTGCATTTAATAAAGCCACTGTACCGGCCATAATTTTAAATTTCATAGAAATTAGTTTAAGGTTAAAAATTACTTATAGTGGTTTAATTCACTCTGAATATGAAGCTTATTTATAGCTAAATCAAGACTTCCAATTGAATCGATCATCCCGTTTTTTAATGCTTGATCAGCACCAAAAGTTTTTCCGGTCAATACTCCAACATCCTGAATTAATTTAGGAGTAGAGTTAATTACAAAATCTTGAAATTTTATAGCTAAAGGAGAAAGGTCTTCCTTTTTTATCATGTCATATTTTCCTTCTAAAGCTAATCTAAAAGCCAAGTTTTTATGTTCACTTTCTTCGGGGTAAATTTCATGAAACACATACCCCAAATCTTCCATTAACTTTTTAGCATCCATAAAAGCTAATACGACTCCGATTGAACCAAACATTGCAGAAACATCATTACTTGCCATCCTGTGATCAGCTACAGCACATAAAGCCCAATAATGTAATGATGCACATTGATCGGCTAACCCGATAACGGGTTTAGTTTTCTTTTTTCCAAAATCAATAAGTGGGGCGATAGCATTTACACCGCCACCAGGTCCATCTATATTAAAAACAGTTCCGATAATATTTGGGTTTCTATCTGCTTGAAATAAAGCCGCTGCTATTTCATCAGCACCGTACGTACACATATCACCATATTTAAGTATTGGACCAATCATATCAACAATTGCAACTGATCCTTTCGGGGTTTCTACTAACCCATCCTTATTTGGCATAACAGGTTTCCCGTTATCATCAATTATAGTCACTAAAGAATGAGTTTTCTCTGCTATAGATACATTCTCACCCATCATGATTTTATGAGCTATATTAGCATACGCCATTATCCCATCAAAGGACATTAACCAGGATGAACGCCTTAAATCCATTAATAATTTATCTACTCTCATTTGCTTTATTTTTTACGAAATTGAAACAATCTTGCAACAAACGTTGTGACATGAAACCGGTTATTCAAATATCTCATAATTAAAAAAACTATAATTGCGAGAATTAACCAAATCCAAAAAGGTAATTGCCATTGATCGCGATTTGATTTATCAGCTTGATCTATTTTTTTAGTTTCTGCATTAATTTTAATTTCCTGATCAGTATTATAATTTTCCTTTTTTAGTAAATTGGAATTATCGGATTTTTGGGAATTCTCGGAATTCTCGGATTTTCTATTATTTTTTTCAATTATAGTTTTTTCCGTTACTTCTGCATTATTCAGTTCATGCATTTTGCCATCGCCATCAATATAACTCGCAGGAGCATCAGGATTTATTGATTTATAGGTGTTAGTTTTTGTTATTTTTTGATTTTGATCATCGATTACTGTCACAGAAAAAGAATTCAAATTTGAAGATGTTTTTAGGAATCTATCGGAATTCCCAGAATTCCTAACAATTCCTAAGAATTCCGTTTTTGATTCCTCTAACTTTTTAGAAGATTTACTTTTCTTTGCACCACAACTCACAATAAATAATACCAGGATTATTGATATAATTTTTTTCATCGGTTTTTTGGTAGTTTAAGTTTTTTATAATTTGGGTTTTCAACTTCCATGATGTGAAAATATTCCGCATATGCATCGAAAGATGGACATTCTTTTATACGCTCCCACGGTTCAATTATTCCGTTTTTATTTTTGTCTGGAGAAAATTGATAGTGACCTAAGATCATTACATTCTGAAGATCGTTTCCGTTGTTTTTAAGCCATTTCATCATCGAAAGGATCTCTTCAATGATTGAATTTCTTTGTGCCTGAGTTCTGGTATCAGCTGCCACTTTTACATTATCATGCAAAACACCACCACGATAACTCATGTGCAAGCATTGAGAGTTAAATCCGGCTACACCATTGGTTTGTTTTTCATAATCTGATAACTTATGTTGTGTACCATCATAATCTATCCACGTAGCGTATCCTGGTGACTTCCAACCAATCGTTTTCCAATATGCCTGCATACTTTGCAAAGTACCGTGTCCGGCTTGACAATGCACAACGATATATTTAATTTCTTTTGCTCTGCTCATTTTTTATTGCTTTAATTTGAATACTATCTTTGGCTAATTGATACTTTATCTGGTCAACTAAGCGATCAATTTTAGCTTCTTTTAAAACAAGCGATTCGGTTTGTTCTTTTACTGACCTTGGAGGATATTCTTTGGGAATATTTGTTGGGATGACAATAAATGAAATCACCAAAACTATTGCGAAGTACAAAGTGGTTTTCATGGTTCCTTTTTTATTTGGTTAAGTTCTTTTTCTTGTTTAAGTAATTCTTCAGAAAAATTTTTGAACTTGTCGCTGTAAGATTCAAGTTTTGTCGTATAGCGTTCCTGATCTTTGGCACGAAGATTATTAACAGTATCAATTCCAGAAGTAAGGAGAGCATTATGCTTTCTATGTTGGCTATCATTGAAATACAAAATTACCCACGATGCAAAAAGCACCACAAGATGATTAAATTGAATTCTTTTAATTGGGGTCATTTTAGAATACCAATTATATAACCTGGGTATTAAGTTAAGTAGGTCAAGTAGGCTCATATATCGTTCGTATTTCATTCAAAAATACTTTGACATAAAAGATTATGGTGTGACATCGATTAAGCGCTAAAACTCATCATTTTTGGGGATTGTGGTTTTTGAAATCTACCAGTAATTTTACTGTTTTTTTTTTCACGATAGTATTGTTTCCGTAAAGTATCATTTGAAAATCCAAATTCAAGCAGATCATATTTATCGATAAATTTGTCGATAGCATATACAATGCACGGATCATCATTATTTTCAACACAACCGTTTACATATGAGATAAAAGACATTTTAAAAATGTCTTCAAGTAAATCATTGATATCTTTATTTGCCTCCTGCGGAAGTTTCAACCAGGTGTTTCTACCATTTACAAATTTGTAAAATTCTCCAGAATAACATTTGTTTTTTCCCTGATCAGTAATTGACAAAACCAAATTAAAATGATGTAGATCTTCTGGTTTATCAGATTTAATCATTAAAAGTCGTAGAATTTTGCCAATTGAGGAAACAGTCGAAAACAAAACTGGTTTAACCTTCCTGTTTCCGTAAACTGATTCCTTTCCGTCTCCTTCTTTAAAAAAGAAAGCAACTAAGTGTGGATTAATTTTAATAGGTACTAATGACATATGAATCTATTTATCAAATTCAGTTATTGAGTTTTTACAGTGTTCTTTTTCAAAAAAGTTTAAAACTTTTACTAGTCGATCACCGGTTTTAGTTAATGTATTATCTCGTTCATTTTTTCCTAATGCACTAGAAATTGTTTCGTTTTCCGCTCCAAATTTGTATCCGGATTCAATTTTTAGTTTTTTATTCCAAAGTGTTCTAAACTCCCTGTTTGCTAATTTATCAAGCGTTACAGCACTAGACCTGAAATACCCTTTTTTATTTTCTACGAGGCAAAAGTTCCAAAGCGACAATGGTAGATATAATAAGTAAGCGACAATGAATAATATAAAGTTTATCATATCTCTGAAAATTCCCAATCATTAGGATTTAATCCATAAATAGTTTTACCATCGTCAAGTAAATTAGTTTGCGTATCCAACATTAAGGCTATCTGGTATTTTCTATTTTCCGCTTCAACTCGAGTTAATCCAGACAAATCATAATTTTCTTCGATGTACAAATTCATTGCATTTATTTGCTCAGTAGTCCATATAATTTCCTTCGAAAATGAAGCACTTTCTAGAGTGTCTAACCTCCAATCTATCACCAAAAACTTTTGTCCTCCCTCAATTTTATCAGGCAATGGTCTTACTTCGACTTTCACGATAGATTTGATTTGATTTCTATTGTGTACTATAATTGGAAATATTGTTTGTATCATTTTTATGTGGTATTTAATGATTATTGTTATTAGTAAACTATTTTACGATCACCGGTTGCAGTCTTGTATTCACAACCAACAGGTAAACCCGCCGCTAATGCTGTTGTGTTGTCCGGATAAGTTGGCATATTGATCCAAACCATAAATCCATTTTCATCTATATAAGCCCTAAGGGTTTCTACCTGCATATTTGTTCCTGAGGCTGTTTTTTGGCCTGTAATAAATCTTAACCTACTTTTTCCGCCCCCTTTTCCAGTTCCGGTAACCAGATCTAAATTTCCACCATCTAAATTCGGTGTACCGGTTGCATTATTTAGTTGATAATAGATGTCTCCATTAGTGGTCGTATAAACATTTCCATTAGGCGCAACCGCAAGACTATTATAATTTCTATTAGTTTGACCCATAGCAATAAAGTTCCCAAGTCCTCCAGTCTGTTTAAATATATCAGCGCCACCACCTGTAATACATGCGTAGATATCACCAGATGGACTTGCTGCCATTGCTTTCCATACCCTTGATGTTTGACCTAATGCAACAAAATTTCCGGTTCCTCCAGTTTGTTTATAGATGTCTCCATTAATAACACATGCATAGATATCGCCGTTTGGAGCTGCACATATTCCCCTCCAATTTCTTGATGTTTGACCTAAAGCAACAAAAGTTCCAGTTCCTCCAGTTTGTTTGTATATATCCGCACTACCTGAACAAGCGTAAACATCACCATTAGGCGCTACCGTTATTGCTTCCCATCCAACTGTAACACCAGTAGATACTGCCGTAAAGAGTGAAGCTGCGGATGTTTTTTTATAAATACCAATTCCTTGCTGAACAGCATAAATATCACGATTGGGAGCTGTAGCCATTGAATTCCATCCTAATAAACCCGCCTGACCAATAGCAACAAAATTACCTCCGCCACCAACTTGCTTATAGATATCGCCTCCGCTTACACCGGCATAGATATCTCCGTTCAAATCGGCGGTAATTGCTGTCCAGTTTCTTGATGTTTGGTTTAGAGCGATAAAATTTACATTTGCAATGTAATTTAATGTTCTACCGGAAGATATTCTCAAATTTCTCCCAACTGTTGAATTATCAGAATCTTCAATACCGATTTCTCTATCCGCTTGATAACCTAAAGTAATATCCTTTAACGGGGCATTCATAGTGCCTATTCCTAAGAAGTTACCATTGTCAAAAATTCGACTTATAGCAAGAGTTGTAGCATTTATGGATTTTGTTAGATAATTTGCCGTTCCTGTAAATACAGATTGTTTAGTAGCTAAAGAAGTATTAATAGTGGTTAGATCAGTATCATCCAATAAAGTACCATTACGATTTTGTAAAGTGTAAGTTCTTGATGCTGTATTAGAATTTGTAAAAAAAGATGTGAATGTATTTGCAAGATTTCTAAGACCAAACTTTGCTGATAAAAAAGTTTTAAGCCCTGATACGTCCTGAGGATTTGTAGTATCCATATCAGGAGTAATCAAATTTCCACTTCCTAATAATGTACTTCCATTAACTGTTTTGATATTTGTTCCCGATACTAATGCGTCTTGTTTTGCTAATGCTCTTGCTGCTGTATAATACAAATTTGTTATACTTTCAGTAACATCATCTGTGTTTGTGATAATACCGTTCGTAATTTTGTTATATGTTGAACCAGTATAGCGGTATAATTTATTTTTTTGACCAGCTGTTATGTCAATATAAATTTTTCCTGATTCAGCAGGAATAATTACTGTATGTAAGCTATCAGTATAAAAGACATTAGACACTAAATAACCTTCTAGGACATCGTCCAGATTACTTGTTTGTTGTGAATTTTCTATAATAAAATTAAGCTTATCTCTTAATTCATTTATTTCTTCAGCAGATAGATAGTATTCATTTCCAAATTGTTGCAAAAAGGCTAGTAACTCAGGACTGTTCTTTTTGTCTTCCCATTCAATAGGTAAAATCTCTGACATATTAATAAAGTGTTAATGGAATTAAAGTTGGTAAACCATATAAATTAGGATTTGGAACAAACCCAGACGGGAATATAGAAACCGTTTCAAATTGTACTTCGGCGGTTTTTATATTGGTTTTTATTAGAATTTTTGGACGTGAATTTTGACGAATATCATTCCTTCCAATTGTAAGATCTTTTCCATTAGTCAATTTCAATTTTATGAACTTCACCTTTTGGAATAGAGAAATTCTTTCAGATCGATTGACATCAGTTGAAGGAAAACGAATTGTAATGTTTTGTTTATACATAATTCCACCAGTTCCTTCTGAAGATTCTTCTCCAAAAGATACAGATCCTAAACCAAAGTGTGTTTTGGTAAAGTCGGTGCTTTCCATTTTAGAATTAAAAAATGACTGCCACTCAGGGATATCTGAAGGCAATAATTCACCATTAAAAGCAATTTCTACACCACAGATAAAAGGGTTATCTGTCACTTTTTCAAGTATATCCATTAAAATTTAGTTTAAAACGAAGATACAATAAAAAAGTATTTTAATTACATTTTAATAATTGAAAAAGTAATTAAAATACTTTTTTAAATAAAGTGTACTAAGTGAGAATCCTAAAAAGGTGATATTTTTTTGTAACTGTGTAACCGTAGGTTTTTTTTCAGTATGAAGTTCTGATTTTTAGGCGATTTGCAATTTACATTCAAAATGTAACTGAGCTTGATATTTAAAATTGAATTTTGTAACCATTCTATTAGTTACATTTTTTTTGTAACTACGTTTACACTTTAATAAGTAAAATGTAACCTATAAATATAATATTTACAAGACATTGCAATTATTGTTACAAAGTTACATTTTTATTTAAGTTTTAATATTGTAGGGGGTAAGGGGGAAATATAAAAGCAAACGAGCGCGTGCTTATGTGTGAAAATTTATAAGCAGCAAAATGATTTAAATAAATTGAAAAATTGTTACGATATAGGACAATGAAAAAGAACTTACTTAATGAAATTGAAACTAACTTTGTACCCCTAAATTTCAAAGCAATGGAACTATCAGAAGAATTAGTAGTTGATGCTCATGTGCTTGAAGCATCTAATTTACGAACGACATCAATTGGCTATAAAGGTTTAAAACTTCTTTTGTCAACAGGCAGTTTACTATCCTCACAATTAGGTGAAGACTACAGTCTTTTTGTCAATTTCACCAGAATGTTAGATCACCTAGGTCTGAAATATCAATTCATAAATTCTGGTTTAGAATTACAAGAGAACTCCAAACAAAATTACTTTCAAAGTATGATGTGTCGCAAAGTTCCGGATGTTAAACCATCTTATAAGTATGGAGTGAATAGAATTGGCAAGGAAGAACGTACAGAATACGGCGGATGGATTAGAACACGAGAAGAAAAAAAGGATTAACTTTGATTACCAAGTATATAAAATTGTGTTATGTGTTATTATGTAGATCAAAAAGGCAGCCGACGTGATGTGAAAATTCGTTTCAATATTGCTGTAAATAATACCGGAAGTTTTTATGAGGGTGTTTTTGTAAATGGCTTCACGTTTCCTAATTTACCAATTATAACTAATGCTAATCCGGATATCATTACAACTGATTACACGTGGGGTTTAGTTCCCTCCTGGTCAAAAGATACCGACTTTAGAAAAAATACTTTAAATGCTCGAATTGAAACCATTCATGAAAAAGCATCCTATAAAAACATAACACAAAATAGATGTTTAATAATAGCAACTGGCTTTTATGAATGGAGATGGCTAAATGAGAAAGGAAATCTTAAAGAAAGGTATCATATTTCTTCGCAGACCGATGAAATTTTCTGTTTTGCGGGTTTATATGATAAATGGATAAATAAAACAAATGGCTATGTATTAAATACGTACACAATCGTAACAACTGAAGCTAATGATTTAATGAAATACATACATAATCATAAGAGAAGAATGCCGGTTATTCTAAATCGCGAAGATGAAAATGCTTGGCTTGATCCTAGCAATTTAATTTCTGATTTTGCGCTTCCTTACCAGGCTAATATTATTGCATTTCCAACTTAATACATTTTACTAATGGAGAATTTTAACGGTAAGACAAACGAAGACTTTATAAAGTATTTTACGGATGAATTGTATTCTAAAACTGAATTTATACAGTTCGATGATCCAGATGATTATTTTGACCCTGAGCAGGAATATGGTAAGCATATAATAGAAAGCAATCACAAACTATTACTGTTTATAAAATCGTCAATGAGTTGGTCGGATAACGCAATAGATATTGAAGAAAAGCAGAAAATATTTGAAGAGAAGAAAACTGAACTTTTTGAAATACTTGATCCTGAAATTGAATTATACATTACAAAAATTAATGTAGATTACAAGTAAATAGTGATATCCTTTTCATCTGATTCTATTCTTACTTCAGATTTCATTGTTAAGGAAAAATACTTACTTATTAGATCAAAAATTTCATCTCGACTATACTTATCATAATTAATTTCATCCGTGCTTTCGAAATTAATTACAATAGTTGTAGTTCTAACAAATTTCATTTGCATATTAGTATTAATATAATCTGCATCATTGTCCAATTCTATACCAAAATATTCTACAATTGGTCGGTCTTTTATAATTAAATTAGTTACATAATCTAAATCTACCTTTAAAGGAATGTTTTTTTTGTAGGTCTCTAGAATTATGGTGTGTTGTATCATATTGTAAAATTAAATAAAAAAAACCACTCAAACGAGTGGTTTTTTAGTCTATAAATGCGATTATTTCATCCTGATAAATTATTGCTGCAAAACAAAAACAGGCAATTATTATAGCTATAACAAACGCAATGTTTCGTTCTTTATTTATTGCAGCTAATTTTTTGCGCAATTTTTCGTTTTCTTCATCCCGGATGTATTGGTATTTGTCTGCCATGTTGTGAAGATATTTATTAGAAATATTTATTTTTTACGGATTTCCGTCTTTATGCAGGTCTGATGTTTCAGCTTTTGAAGCTTTTTCAATTCTGTTAATATAACCTTGAATGCCAATTACTGTATTTTGATTTCGAGGATAGTCATATTTATTTTTCAAATTTTTATCTAATTCATGATTATATCCTTCGCGAATTGCCCAACGATAACTAAGTATCATTTCAGCAGTTAATAAATGCCTATTTTGGGTCACTTTGTCCACTTTTTCAAGAGCTACAGTCATATACCAGTCGTATTCCTGCTTTTCGTAGATAATCGGCTCTGGTTGTTTTAAAGTGATTGTTTCTTTGTTGGTAAACTGTACTTCACGTTCACGTTTGTATACTTCGTTTTCTTTAATTAAATACATATTAAAAGTTTTTAAGAGTTTCAAAAAAAGAGGTCTTTCCCACGTCAGTCTTATTGTAATTTAATTGGGTCATGAAAGCATTGCCTATATTCTCCCAATTCTAACACATTACAAATAGCTACCTTGCCGACAAGCAAAGATTTCACATAGAATATGGCGTTATACTATTTAATTTTTTTTATCAAACTCAACATCTGTATTTCGTTCTTTTGAATTGCAACAAATTGACCGACGACATCGCAAATAGCAGATGCTTGTGGTAAATATGTTGGGTCAGTTTTAACCTTTTCTAAAGTTTCTAAAAGTGTAGATTTGATTTGCGAATTTTCTTTTGTGGGTTCAAATGTTACGAGTTGTTGTTTCGGAATCATCACTTGTGTTTCAGTCCTTTCTTTTTCTAATGGATCAAAAAGAGAATCTAAAAAATCGCTTACTTCTGAAATAAGAAGATTTTTGGGTTGCGGAAAGAAGACAACAACATTTGTCGAATTTACAACCTTGTATCTGTCAATTGTGACATTTTTCCCATTATAATTGAATTCTTTTCCAACGATATCATCAAGTCTTTTAATTAGTTCTGCTTCCATTTTTATTTCTTTTATTAATTTGTCTTCTTATTGATCCTTTAATGTAAATAATCTCTTTTAGGTCTTCAGGTAAACGATGAATAGTATTTCTATTTAATAACTCTTCGTGACTGATGCATTCTAGGTTATTGATTTCAAAATTTTGAGTGTTACCGTCAACAAAAACAATGTTGTGTTTTTCCGGAAGCTTAGTTTTATAATGAGTTTCCCAGATGTGAATATTTTTATGAACTAGCTTATTTATTCCCGGTACTTTTATTAAGGTGTATGATCGTCCGGATCTTTTATCTAATCGTAAAACTTCGGTTCCGTCAGGTAATGCATTTTTAGGAATATTACCCTTTTTAAAACGATGCATTTTTGAGTTTTCAATTGCTTCCGGAGACATGAACTCAGTTAACTTTTTTCCTTTATTAAATGGGACAATACCAGGTTTAAATACAGAGTCTTTTTTGCGCTGCTCAATTATGTCTTCAGGAACAACCAAATTCAATTTTTTCAATCTTCCGGTTATCCCACAGTAAGATCTCCCTATATGCAAGCCAATAGTTTTAACCGGCATTGTCAAATAATTATCCTTTATAAACTGATCATCTTTTTCAGTAAACGTTGTACGATCTGTTAATCCTTTAGTTCTGAATCCCTCAATTATTTCTTTCGGAACTACGAGTTTGTGTTGATCGTAAAACCTTTTACAAACTTCTTTACTAAATCCAAAATGCCTGGCTATTTCTCCGCGACTCATTTTTAAATAATTCTCGAAAATGAATGTTTTAACTTCCGGCGTGACTAATGATTTTGACATGAGAACTCAATTTTTTAAAGAAAGCTCACTTTGCTTTCCATTGTTAGAATTGGTTTTGCTTAACGGATAATTTATCCAAATACATTCTGTGACTTGTTTTGATCGGATATTATTCTTCTTTGTGGGAAACTTTATTTTTATCCAACCTTTACTTTCAAAGAGTTCGTACATCAGTGGATGATCATATCCGGATATCATTGCATAGCCTTTAATACTATATAAAATGACAGCCATTTCACGATATTTTTCCTCAGAAAACTCAAACATGTAGTCGTCATGAGAGCCACGGGTTGCTATTAAATATGGTGGGTCTAAATAAAAAAAAGTTCGCGGTGTATCTAAACGTTTTATTACATCTAAAGCATCCATTTCGATAATTTGAAAATTAGCCCGAATTACTCTGGCCACCTCCAAAAGCTTTGGTAATGCATTATTCCACTTCGAAACTGTTTCCCCGCAGTGCGCATTTAACTTAGATTTTGCCAAATGCCACGATTTATTTTCTCGTTGCGCGCCTAATCCATAATAACTTTGTCTAGCACGAACATAAAATTTTCTAGCACGTTCAAGTTTAGTTCCTTCAATTGGCCAACATTGACTGTAATTTTCTTCAGAACAGGGCGATAATTCTAATTTCATTATTAAACTTTCAGTATCATCACGCAGCACTTCAAAAAAATTAGTAACATCTCCATTTATCTCATTTACAGTCTTTATACAGCGCCCTTTATAGTTAAGAGAAACAGCCATTGAACCGCCAAATAATTCTGCTAAATGCACAAAGTCATTCGGGAAATAGGCATACAAATAATCAAGCCAGGTAAACTTCCCTCCGAAATAATTAAAAGCGATCAATTTGTTTTTGTTTCCGGACATTAAATAAAATCTAAAGGTTTCTCAATTCGTTCAAACTCAATTACCCAAACAAACGGATTTTTATTCCAGGAATCAGATCCGTTTATAGTTTCCCAAATAATTTGAAATCCATATTTTGCAGTTAACCAATCAGTATCACTTTCATACTGTATTGCACCTTCAGCAATGGCATCTTCTTCAGATATATCCTGTAATCGTTCAAGATTTATAGATTTCACTTTCAGGAAAATTCTACATGCCCATTTTGGCATGTGTATATTGGGAATTGTTCTAAATGAATAGCTACCGCCATAAGGACCATAATCAAATGGAATTATACCTTCGTCTATTGCATTTTTATCTGCAAAATATTCTAATCCTAATTCTCCATTTTGGTACAGATTTTCTCTAACCCAAAGGATGTTACCAATTTGATAAGGACATAATATTGAAAGCCATGTATCTACAAAACATCGGAAACAGGCATGTTTTCTATTATCATTTTCATTATTTGGATTTGTGCCGAAATCAACAAAATTCCACGCTCGCCAATCTTCATTTACTACTTCAAGTCCTTTTGTTCTACGAGTTTGTCCTTTTTTATCTTCTAAAATCCGATGAACCATTGAAGGAGAATAAAGTATTGGTTTAAATATATTTTCCATAAGATTTAGAGATTAAAAATTACAATTACGCCGCAAGTAATAAAGCCAATTAAGAACCAGAGAATTCGAGAAACTCTAATATCATTACGATAGTCCCTTAGTTCTTTTTGGTGTAAGCAGGCTCCCTTTGGAAGACCGCAAACAGTACAGTTACCTATTTTCATATACCCTTAATTAGAAAGTGATTTAAACGCATGTGGTTGCTTTACTTCGGTATCTTGTACCAATAGATATGATTTCACAGGATAAACATTTTCACGTTTTGTATTTCTTAGATCATAACCTGAAGTTCTAAATCCATTGCAATCTTGATGCAATAGTTGGGATGTAATTCCAAACTTTTGACTGCAAATATTTACGTTTGCAATCCAGGTTTCCCAGTTTAAGAATTCGCCTAAAAAAATGGCTTTTACTGATATTTCTATGATATCATCTTGCTTTAAATTTTTCATATGTTTAATCTTTAAAAGGTTTTTGAGTTATCTTTTGTATTAAAAAGATTTTGAAATAATTTTATCATGGCATTCTTTTTAAGTGATTTAAATTTTTGTAATTAGGTAACTTCTAAGGATGATAATGTCGAACACAATGATCAAGCTCGCCCAGATGTAATGATTTATTTTAAACAGATAATATGATAATGCTAAACCAAATCCTGTGATTATCCACAATCCTGCAATTAGAACCGCAATACTGGCCATAATAATTACCAGTATATTTGATTTGTTTTTTAGTTTATATTTTTCATAAACCGCTGCTGATTTAGCTAGCTTTTTGAAGCTCCCTTTTTTTGAAGTGTTGTCTTTCATTTGGAACGAATATTTGTTTTTTTGCTATTAAATTTTCTAGATACAAACTAGTTATGCTATTGTCGATATAATAAGGACCTACAACATTTTTATCGATATAGGTGTAAAATATTCTATTAAATTTTAGATGTATCGGTGTATCTTTTAGATCATCAATAGAAGCTTCCCGCAACACTAGATCAAAAACAAATATGTTAGTTAAATCACTTGGTATAGGAATTATAATTCCAGATTTACCGAAAATCATTCTTTTGAACACTTCAAAAAAATCGTGGTAACTAAAGATTATATGAGGTCCTGATATTTCGTTTGTTTCATAATCTAAATGAAAAACTGTAGTATTATCTTTTAATCCTTGCTGAGAATTTAAATCGTCTACATTGCCTGTAAACAAATCATACTTGTTTGCTCTTCTGATTGCTGTGGGAACTTCTAATAGTATCATAAGACTGTTTTTTAAAGTTGTCTTTTACGAATTTCCATTCTTATATAGATTATTCTTCGTTGTTGATCTGTTATAACACCTTCATCAATCAGTATTAGAAAAATAACTCCGGCGTGTGTAATTTCACTAATTGAATGGCAGTTATCGAAAATCTTTAGAATGTCTAAATTTGAATATTCCGTTAGCTTACTTTTTCTATTTTCCATCCTTGAATTGTATTAAAGACAGTTGTTTTTTGATCTTTAGTATATTCTCGACCTCTCAGGTCAAGCCATATTTTTACTTCGTCTCCCGTTTTGTAATTATCTAACTCAGGACATTTGCCCTGAGTAAATTGAATTGATAATGTTTGGGTGTGTTGTTCTTCAGTGGTAACTACAATCTCTCTTTTTTCAAATCCATTGTTTCCAACGGCTTCTGTATGTTCGACTCTTTTTACAATTACTGTGATTGGTCCTACTTGCATTTTTATAAATATTTAAGTGATTAATTTTTATCTCCAAAAAGCTCCGCTTCGCTGCTATATTCTTTAACATCTGATGCAGTAAACGCAGGTGGCTGTTCAATTGTCCTGATATAAATTGCTTCCTGTGATTTACCTTCAATTTTTTGAATTATTCTATCTTTTTGGTTTTGTAAATCTTTTGGATTTAGTACATAACCATTGTATTGACAATAAGCTTTCAGAGCCTTTTTAAATTTATTGGTTGTCCACTTTTGTTTACTTGCCTTTATAAATTCTTCGAAAGCCATTTCTTTTGCGAAATAATTATCCAGATATTTGAATTCTTCTTGGAAAGTACCTTCTACAGTTTCTTTAGTTGCGAAGAAAGCTTCTGCCCATCCCATAAAAGCATCACCCATTTCAGATTGTAAACTTCTTTTTGTAACATTGTCCATCGGTGGATCTACTTTCAAAGGATGGGATAAATAGAATTGAATACATTGAACACAAAAGTTGATATATGAATTCCATTCGGTCTCTGTAAAATCTTTAAACAAGTTTCGACCTTCAAAATCATCTGAAACTTGACGCACTTGCTTGTATTCACCATCTTTGTTATAGTGGTAGTAATCTGAAAAAACAGTAAACAATAACCTTCTAACAGTGGACGGATCTGGATCACGAACAGTAAAGTTTGATGATATCACAAACTTTGGTGCTTTACTAAAGGGAATCTCGAAAGGAGTACCATTTTTAGGATTAACTTTCAAAGAACCGGTAATGGCAGAAAAGTAATTTTCGAACTTTAAATATTGTGAAGCATCATCTATTAAAATGTAGTCTGTATCTTCATCAACTCCATGGTAAACAAATTCACTTTCAACATTTTTTTGATTTCTTCCTTCAATATAAAAGCGCCTTAGAAAATAATTTAGATAACTATAGCAAATCGATTTTCCTGAACCTCCATGACTTTCTCCATTGTCAGAAATTTTATTATCCATTGCAAAAACACACCAGGTTCGACTTTCGTCTTTATATTTATGTAGGATATATCCAATGGAATAAATCTTATTTATTAGGTGTAGCTTTTGCTCATAAATTTCATCATCTGATAAATTCTCGCCTGCGATATTAAATTGGTTTTCTTTATAATACTCATTGGCTTCTTTTTCAGGTTTGCCTTCAAAGAAATCCTCTAAATCTTTTCTCCAATGAACTCGTGATGTATTGATCAGATAATTCATAAAAGGATTGTCTTTTTTTAGTATCTCGATATCAATATTTCCGTCATTATCAGTTTGTACTTTAAAATGTGGTTCGTCCTTTTTTATATTGAAATCGATTAATTTATCTTCCCAAACATATTTATCTACTTCGCCTTGTTTGTATTCAGTAATATCATTCGCGGTAATTTTCCATACTTTTTTTGAAAAAAACATATACTGTGTTGAACGGTCAGAATCTGTAAAATCGATCTCGATTTTTGGAAGTTTAGAAAGTGATTTCTCATTTAATTTTGGGCTATTATAAACGTAATCTCTTAAATCTGGCGACATTTGTCTTTCTTCTAAAAATTGATGAACATAGTTCTCAATTTGATATGGATAAAGTATTTTTACAATACTTCCTTCCTTTTTTACATAAATGAAACCATCTTTATAATTTTTGTTTTCATACCTGCCAAATCCCATGTGTGATAGAAAATGATATAGTCTAGTATTTGATACATTGTAATTCAATTTTTTATTTGAATAGAATTCAGTCCAAAATTGTAGCGGCAATGCATTTGTTACCAGTTTGTCAAAATTGTTTGTGAATGCATTTGGATAGTCTTTTTTATAAAATTTATCCACAAAATCTTTATAGTCTTTACAAGGATTACCACGCTTATCTTTAAATGATTTTAGAGAGTCAGGTAGCCAAAGCAATTTGATATCTAAAAATTTTAGCCCCATTGCAATAGCCTGTTTGATACCGGTACTGTCAAGATCTGCGATATAATAAATATTCTTAACCCAAATTTTAAGTTTTTTATATTCGTCCCAAGTCAAATGTTCGCTTTCAGAATTAAACCATATTGGGAATTTGGAGAAACTTCTTAAATTAATACCATCAGAACCGCCACTAACTATAAAACATGCATCTAATCGCGGATCGAATTTTTCTTTTGGTTTTTTATCTTCCGTTTCATCTTCAATACTGTAATCGCTATCATCTTCTTGTTGGAGCTTTTTTACTCTATTAAATTCTTTCTCAATTAAATCAAGTCCGAATACATGACGTGAAGGTTTTTGTCCGGCATAACGAAATCTATATTGTTTATCTGCACTGTTAGGCTGATATATTTTTTGCCAAGTGCCAAAATCATAAACAAAAATTGGATAATCTTCAGTTGCAGTGGTGATAATTGCTTCATTCTCTTTACAGTAAATAAAAGATTCTACAGATTTTAATTTAAAATCTCCACAATGATCAGCATTTACACGTGCTCCTAATATTGCTAATTCCTTTTCTTCAAAATCCTTCATTTTAAAATCATAAGATCCAGGAATCTCAGTTTCTTCTAATGATCTTTTTACGATTATCGGTTTATTGATTATAATTGGAGCACCTGTGATTTTATATCTGGAGCCTAATAATGCACATGCTTTTCCAAAATCTAAGTTTTCTTCCTCCATGCAAACAAGAATTCCATTCTTTGGTTTTTGATCTGCGCCAAAATCTGTTACAACCCAAATACCATTTTCTAATTGTTTTACATTAGAGGAAGCCGTTTTTTCAGATTCACGCAACTTGAATGCTTTCTTTGATTTATCAATAACATCTTTTGCATTTGGATAGTAATAAAGGATAATGTCTAAACCTCCATTTGTAGCATCATAAATGTCTGATTCTTTTACGTAACTCATTATGCTTCTTGGTTGTTTTGGGTTAGTATTTCTGGGTTGATTACTTCAATATTTGCAACGTATTGCTTATTAAATTTTACAAGCTTTAAAAAAGCTTCTTTAAATCCTTCAAAAGAACCTACAGTTTTCTGAGTATTAGAATTAAGAGAATTATGGACTTCGCAGCATTCTAAAAACTCCAATTCTAACTTTACTGGAGCACACAGCCTGTCAATTTCTTTTTCTGTAAAATATCCTGAGTTAGTGAAATTTTCTATTTGTGCTAGAAGTAATTCTTTTTTGAATGTAATTGTATCTGTAGTCATTATTTCTTGGTTTTAATGTAAATGGTACCAACGAAGAGTGGCTTTCAGAGTGTAGAAAACACTCCTTTACGATGGTATTTATCAGTTATAAAACTGAATAAGGTTTAAGAAAAAGGATATTACGACACCTTCCTGTTTGGTCTGAATTCCCAATTTCTTATAAACAGCTTTTTTAAATTTGTGAAGAGATCCTAACGGAAGGTTTAAATCATCCGCAATCACTTCGTTTATTTTATTTGTTGCTGTTAACTGTAATAGTTTGATTTCTTCTTTTTTTAATCGATTGCCATTATAAAGAGGAAGTTTGCAGAGAATTCCTTCGCTTTTGCAATTACCAAGTTTTGGACATTCCCAATATTCACCGTCTTGTAATTTTCCGTCAGTAATATCAGCTTGATAGTCTAAACCTCCGAAGCGACATTTTGTAAATTGCTCTAGCCTTTTTAATTCTGAATCGGGATGCATCTCTAACAATTCTTTTTTTACTTGTAAATCTGATTCGATTTCGTCTAATAGAATTTGTTTATGTGTTTCGGATATTTCAGAAAAAGGATAAATTCTGTTGTTTTGAATGATTAACACTTCATCGTTGGATACATAAAATTCAGTTGAAGCAAATCCCATAATTGGGTGAGAATTAATAATTGGTACTTTGGTCATGGCGTTTTTAATTTAAGTGGTTAACAATTTGATTCGATCGGCATTGGCCTTATTTTCTTCCGCTACCTCGACTAGCGCAAGAAGAATATCATTTCTGAAATTTGTTTTATTACGAACATTTCTGATCATGGATTTACTTGGAATTAATGAACCTTTAGATCTCATTTTTTCAACAACAAATTCAACGTATGCGGTTGGTAAATTTTTGTCCAGAAATTCATAAGCTTTTTCGTTATGCGAATGCATATCTTTATCCTTCTTATTTTTGATTATTTTTGACATATATTTGTTATTTCTGACACAAAACTAAATATAAAAAGTAATCAAATTACTTTTTTAGAACAGAAAAAGTAAATTAATTACTAATTTATAATGATTATAAATAATTATGTATTACGACAAACTTGGTTTATTTATAAAAAGTAAAGGGTTAAAGCAAAAGGAATTCGCTGAAATACTGGGCTACAGCCCTAATATGGTAAGCAAATATTTAAATGGATCTTCTGATATAAGTGGAGAATTTGTAATGAAATTATCGAAAGCTTTTCCGGAAGTGGATTTAAATGAGATTTTTTCAAATCAGACCGATAATGTCGATTTAGTGGAAGAACCAATCGAAAGTTACAATTTTAATGTCATCAAAGAAATTGAAGAAATTGAGAAAAAGTTGTCAAGAGTAAAGTCTGAATTGGCAAAAAAAAATCTTTAA